CAAATTTACCTGAAATTAACGCATTCAATACGTAGCTTCCGGTATCAATCCAACCATCAACCAAACTAAGGGAATTTTTATCCAAATATGTAGCATAGGGATTGATTTCATCTATACTATCTAAAGCAGCTTTTAATTCTTTATCCATAAGTCTATTATAATCTATATTTTACATTTATCCACAAAAAACCCCTCTGGGATAATTATCCCAGAGGGGCAATATAATTTTTAATTAATCGTCAAACAACTTGATAACCTGTGGGTCCGCTGTCGGTTGAATGATTGGTGATGGATTAGCAATAGCCAAGTATTGGTTAAGCAACCTATCATCAAGTTCAACGTCACTATACGAAATTGTTGACTTGGTATAGTGCCACACATTTGTGTCTTTTTCCTTTACAAACTCACCAAAGAACAATGGAATAGTTTGAACTTGAAGCTGACCTGTCTGGCTTGGTTGCACATGAATAATTACAGGTGTCTTAAGAGACAAAACTGTATCAGTTTCTGCTACAACTTTACCAATAATAAACCTACCAACGTTGTCGATAATAACTTTAATGTTTTCGTTCATACATATATTATGAATTATAAATGTGTTTAATCAACCAAATAAATCAAATAATTCTGTCTGTACATTATCTTTCGGTTTGCGAATTCTCCAATTTACAGCTTCATAGAATCTTTCAATTGCTTGGAAGAGAATTTTCTCAAACATTTTATCATAGTCAATTTTGAAAAACTGATGAAATTCTTCGGGGAATTCATTCTTAAATGCAACAGATTCTAACATATACTTATTAGGAGTTTCAACATACAAATATCTCACTTTATCACCCGATGAAAGAGTTTCATATTTGTTATCGAGGTTAAACTTTTCAAGAAGTAAATTATAGTAATAACTCGATTTCACATGCAATGGCATACCCTTTGCAGTTTGAAATTCATTACACTGCGCAGAATATTTTTCATACCCCTTTAACCCCATTACAAACGCAACATCTTGAATAGAAAGACTTTTAAAAATTTCATACGTTTCATTTAATACCTTATTAGTTTCTATCTGCGATTTTGATAACATCATCGTTTCAATAATCTTTTTAGCATAAGGTTTAATCGCATTAGGCATAGTTGTACGTACTACTTCTACTCCAGTATACTTAAATTTATTGCAAGGAATACCTTCATCATCTAACACATGTAATACATAACGTTTTTTCTGCAGAAATATTCCAACATCACCAATACTTTCACGTTTAAAGACGAATCGACAATCTTTTGAGTTGAGAGTCTTTTTACCCCAAATCTTGATTTTTTCATTTAAGAAATTTTCAATATTTTGCACTTGATTATGCGTCTCTTTAGTAATACTCCCGTCCTTATCAAGGAATTGGATTTTATTATCTTTAAAGAGAGACTTAATGGATACATAAGAAGAATCTGTATCATTATATATGATAGCTTCTTCTAGATCATTCTTAGTAATACCACTAACGGTATTTTCGAGATATTCTCTAATGAGAATATTAGACTCCTTAATTACTGCTTGACCAGTCAATGTTACAGAAGATGCAATATCATCATCACCAATAGGAGCTTGCTTATTACCAAAATAACCATAACAAGAGTTAATCAAAACTTTAACACACATTTGATGTGCATTTAATTTATCAACTGTATCTGATACCTTTTTATACTCATTGGTACCTTTTTTAAGTTTACTCAATTCAACTTTATATTTTTGAAGTTCTTTCTTAATCTCAACACGTTTATTATAAAAGTGATCTACAAACAAAGGAACAATACCTTTAAACTTTTGAGTGAATAAGAAGTTTGCTTTCGTGATTGCAAGATCCTCTGCTTTAATTAACTCAGCAAATTTAGCTTTAGTTAAATTAAAAGTTTTACCACTAACATGCCTAATTATGTAATTATCATCGTCAACTTTTTCAAACTTACCTACTTTAGTTTCAGGGGATAAGTTAAGTGAAATCATAACGTTCGGGTATAGTGAATTTGCGTCAAATGAAATTACTTTTTCTTGAAACCCTCCTCTAGGTTCCGCAACATATGCACCAGGATTAACACTATCAGGATCATTACGAATAAACGTTGATATAACCTTACCTAACTCACGTGCTTTAATACATAAAGCACCATTGATAACTGAAAGAGTACCCATTGCTTGCTCAAAGGTACAAAGACCAGCATATGATAACATTCTTAACAAGTTAACATACTGCAATTTTTCTTCTAGTCTAACTACGATATTAACGTCCTGAATATTATAATCAATAAATGTATCCCAATCAGTATCAGTTAATTGAGCAATGGACATACCATTTAAGTTTACCTTTTTCTCACCAAGTTCAATTTCACCGATATTATCTAGCTTATAACTATCACGTTCTTTAAAACAAAAACGTTTGTAAATATCTAAGTAATCAAGAATAGCCATACCATCGATATAATATCGACGTTGCTGCCTACCAAACTTACCAATAATATCACGATAATGAACTCTACCAAGAGGTGAAAGTTCTTTAGTATATTCTTCACCTAAAATACGAGTACAACGATTAATGATATATGGAATATCAAAAAACTCGGAGTTCCATCCCGACATAATATCAGGATAATCTTTCTTCAAATATTCAATAAAGTTTATAAACAACTCTCTCTCATTTTTACAATGAGTATATTTTACAGTCTTATTACTACCATTATATGGCTTGATACCAAAAGTATGGAATTCTTTACTCAAACTATCATAACAAGTAATTACAGTAACATCATGAGTGGGGTCTTCTGGGTTCGGAAAAGAATCAACAGAATAAGTCTCAATATCTATAAAGCAGATCTTAATTGGATGCTGAGTAAATTCTGGCTTTTCATTTTCACGCCAAAATGTATCAAGTAAGTACTGCTGAGCTGGTGGTACATTTTCAAATACTCTTCTAATACCACTATCTCTTAAAAATTTACTACGCTCATATGAGTTACGAAAATATTTTTTCTTGAGTTTAGTATTATAAATTGATACACTTTCACCCTTAGGATCTTCTAAGTACAAATAAGGATCATGCGATACAGTATACTGTACACGATTACCATCTTTATCCCACGCAAATAGCTCTACGGATCGATTATTATTATTGTAAAAACAGTTTCTATAAGACATTTCGTCTTATTATATGAACTAATTCCATTTCTTCAAGTATTTTCTTTCAGGTGAATTATATGGTGTTGTATATGCTTCATAAATACACCCGATATTTTCTTGCTTTTCAAGAATACGTTGTTCACCAACCTGTCTCATCTCCATGGACATCTTACGATATTTTGGTTTATTTTTAAGGGTAGCTGCAATAAGATCTTTAAGTTGTTCACCTGTTTTAAATTTCAGTGGCGCATCCTTATATGTAACCATATCTTGACAGATAACTGGTATACCAAATAGACATGCTTCAATAAATTTGATATCTGATTTAGATCTGTTGAAGGGGTTATCTTGCAACGGTGCAATCATCAAATTAATATCGAGTTCAAAAATTTTCTTTGGATATTGATATAGGGTCTGCCATGGATGGAATTCAATCTCACCAGATTCAATATATGGCTTCAAAGGTGGTGGGAATGAACCCATAAACACCCATTGATATTTTGTTCTTGTATCAATAACTGCTTTGATTACATGTTCAAAATCATCTTTACCACCTACTTTGTTATCCACATCATAATGTGCACCTGAACCTGTATATAAGATGCGTGGCTTTTTGTGGTTTTTATCTAGTGAATTGCAAATCTTAGAATGATTGAAGAAATAACCCATCCAGAAAAATGGAGGGAAGTTAGGAATGACTGTAATTTCTTGTTTACCTGTCTTCTCTCTGTATAAATCTCTCATGTAGTCACATGTTACTGTGACTTCATCAGCCATGTTAATGATATCAATACAGTTTTGTCTTACTTCATCATTATCAAAAGCAAATTTAAACTTATTATAATCTGGAATATCTTCTCTGAAAACTACATCGTCAACTTCGTAGATAATTTTAAATCCGCACTGCTTTTGAATTGATTTTAGATATTCAATAAATCGTTTTTGATCTGTTGTAGCTTGTCTTTGAATTTTAACTGCAGTAACACCTTCATACCATTTTGGTTCAAATACCATACAAGTATTAGATTGTGAAATCATCGCACCATTACCGTTTAAAATTTGTTCTGGCCAAATAACCCTCCAGTGACCACAACCACTATAATCAGCAAGATAATTGATAACACGTGGTAAAGAAAGTTCACGTGGTGCTATATTTTCCCTCGGTGGTGTGGGTGGTTGAGCTAATTTAGCACCTTGAACTGGAACAAATGGTGATACAAACGGTGATGGAAACATATCATAAATTTATGTCAGATATCTTTGAACTCAACTCGATTAGTAATACCATTTTCTTTTTCTAAGAAAATAACTTCACCTGTTACAGATTTAAGCGATTCAAGTCTATGTGATATGATATAGATACATTCGTCAAATTGATCTGAACGTTCTTTAAGTAAATCACTTATAAGTTCAATACCTTTTTCATCAAACGATGAATCAAACAGTTCATCATAAAATGCAATGTTATATTGTACACCACCTTGCATTCTTCTTAAATCTGAAAACGTAAATAAGCATGCTAAGTCTACACTCTTGCGTTCAGCGCCTGAAAAATTGAAGTATGAACAGATTTTATTTTTATCATTAACTAATTCTTCTTCGAAAAATTCATTAAAATAACAAATTGCATTACTATCTAATTTCTTGAGATAATAAAGCAATCGGCTATTAAGAAGTTCAAGCAATTTATTTACAATATAAGATTTAACACCTTCTTCACTAATGACATATTTTACAACATCAAGCATTTGAATTTGCTGCTTCTTTTGAATAATAGTTTGATCTAACTCAATTAAACGTTTTTCGGTGTCTTCAATAATACTATCGAACTCAGTTGATGTATTTATAACCTGATTGATATCATCAATTAGAGATTCTTGCCACTTTTTAATCTGCTCAATCTTTTCTAAAATATTTTTTTCTTCTTGGTTAAGAAGTTTATTTTTTGCAATTTTACCTTCTTCATCTTTTAACTTTTTGTTAACAGCATCTTTCTTTTGTTGTACTAAAATAATTTCATCTTTAGTTGCTTTGAGCAACTTAACAAGATTATCTATTTCAATTTCAATTTTAACCTTTTCTTCTTTGATATATTTTGCGTCATGATCTTTAATTGATCTTAAACATACAGGACACTCTTCCTGATCTGTACCAATCTTTTCGTATGTAGCTTTTAGAGTTTTAATTCTAGTTGTATACTCACCTACCTGTAAATTTTTCTCAGTGATTATACTTTCACACTTTTTAATACCGGTTTGCAATTTACTGATATTGTCTTGTATTACACTATTATCCCAAAAAACCATACCAGCAAGTTTATTGTCAAGTTTATCCCACATGTCATCATTTTCTTGTTGACGTTGTAAATATACCTGATGTTTTTGAGCACGATAATCTAAAATTTTCTGTCTTTGTTTTTTATAATCAAAAGTAGATCTATTAACCTCAGAAAATTTTGCTTGTTCAAGATCATACTCTTTTGATAAGGTGTTATATTCACCGCGCAACTCAGAGATCATCTGACTAAACACTTCTAAACCAAAAATATCTTCAATAAACTTACGCTTTTCTACCTTATTTTTAGCCATGAAAGGTATTGCATTATTAACTGTCATAATTACACAATTCTGAAACAAAGAAGGGGTTGCACTTAGAGTATCGCAAATATATTTGTTTGTATTTGATATTGTATCTCTAGTTGCATCTTCACCATCTTTATAGATATACACCTTTGATGGGTTAAGTTTACGTATAAGCTTATACGTATTAGTCTCTTTAGGTGTGATTACATCGCATTCGATTTCAATTGTAGTTGTACCACCTGTAATATTGTTAACAATGAGATCCTTTTTAATTTCACGCAAAGGGTCTCCAAAAATACCAAAGTATAGAGCATCAGCAACAGTAGATTTACCGATAGCATTTCTACGATCAGGTTTATCTTTATTAATACCAGTAACTAGATTGATACCCTTTTTAAAATCAATACATACAGGATTATTACCAACTGAGAGGTAGTTTTGAATTTTGAGACTTTTAAATATAACTTTTTTCATACTGTAGTACACTTACCATAAAGGTTAAGAGTATAATCTAATATAAATTTTTTATCTTCAATATCCAGTAAATTAATAAATTCTTCAATTGCATTGGGTATATTAATACTATCAGATAGTGCATCTGATAGGAACGTATCTTTTGTGATTAGTTTATTGTAATCAAAATCATACTCTACAGTAAAACTTGCTGGTTTAAGTTGCAGTAGTTTACTATGTAAAAAATCCATATCTTCAGAACTAATATTTTTATCAACCTTTAGTTTTACAAAATTACTATTGAAGGTGGTCTTAATGTTGGTATCAATAGTACCAGCGTTAACCATATCACTCAAAGATAATTTTTTATATTTTGGTGAAATGTTATTCTGGATAAACTGTAACTCGGTAGTTTCAATATTAAGGATGTAATAACCTTTATCGTTACCACAATCCCCGAAATCCATCTCAAAAGGGTTACCTGTATAAAGGATAGTACCTGCTCCAAAATTACGTTCATGTCTTGTATGAAAGTGACCTGAAATAATAAGGTTAAACTTGCGTAATAAATCGCTAGCTTTCATACCTTCATCACAATCTTTCATTGAATTCATTTTAAATGATTCAATTTCGAGATGTCCGAATAATATATCACCATTAGGTACATCATTTACAGAAAAACCCCACGGTAAAAATGCTAATGTTTTATCAAAACGTTCTAATACAAATGGCTTATCAATAACATTAACATTTTCTTTACCCTTTACGATATTAAGTGAATGTACATCAGTTCTATGCTTAAAATACATATCATGGTTACCAGTTATTACAGTAAGATTAAACTCACTCAGGAGTTTAAACACTTCAGCTGACACAGTTAATGTATCAACAGAAATTTCACTTCTATTATGATACCAATCACCACAAAATATAATATCTTTAATATTATTACGCTTTAAATCTTCAACGAACCAACGACACCAATTTAATGCAATATCATGCCATTGATTGGAATTACCATGAACACCTAAATGAAGATCTGAAAAGATTGCTACTCTCGGCTTATTGATCATTTTCGTTATAATAAGAATCCATATCGTCGTTATCATTTTCAGGTTTTACATATATGTAACTTGACATTTCTGGATCAGTCATCATAGATTCATACACCTGAGACTTGTAATTAGTAATAGTTTGATGATGTTTTTGCTCTTTCTTAATCCTATTAATGAAAGCATGGAATGCAATAGTGGTAAAATAAGAGAAAGGATTGGAACCAGACTCAAAATTATACTTTTTATTCTTTAAAGCACTGTACATCTTAATGAGAGCATCACCTATCATGTCATCTTTATAGGTATAATTGATAAAATTGGGTAGATAACTCAGGCCTGTTGCTATTTTCTTGATATACACACCTAATATCTCTGTCATTACATCAGAGTCGTAATACTTTTGAAGTTCTCTTTTGAAATCATCAGAGTTTACGTAGTGTTCTTTCTTTTCTTTTTTGGAACTCATAGTTTAATATACGATAGGCTTATAATAAATCAAGGTTCTCTAATATTTTTTTCAATAAACTGTATTTTTTCTCGTTGATAAATGTCTTTTCTTGCATCTCCATGTTCAGAACCATAACGAAGGTTGTCAATTAAGTCAAAAATATACAATTTATTCTTAGAAGGGTGTAGTCGCAAGCCACGACCAATGGACTGAACTGTGCGAATAAAGGCTTTACCACCGGCTGCGAACATAATCATGTGGAGATTCTTGATATTTACCCCTGTTGAAAAGATGGAACTAAGGGCAATACACACAACATCATCATGTTTTTCAATGATTTCCTTAATTCTTTCCCGTTCCTCCACCTCAACTTTCCCTTGAATAAAGAAAACCTTTTTGGAAATACCTCGGAATTTTTCCATTAGAATTTCCCCATGTCGGATATGGTTGATAAGAATGAGGATATTTTTAGGAAATTTGGTTGCAATTTCCTTAATTGTGTTGTTCCTAAATTCTGATTCGTAAAGGAAATCTAGTTCCGCACGATAATTCATTTTAGGAACAGGCTTGTAATGTAAGTTTACACACTTAACATCCACGTTTGTAAGGAAATTTTCCTGTCTTAAATCATAAGAATTCTTTTCAAATATGACTGGTCCAAGTTTTCCAAGTACAGACCATCTATCTCCACTCTTATCAGGTAATGTTCCTGTGAAACCATACTTATGTGGTGTTTTGATCTTGGAAATAATCTTTCCTGTTACTTCTGCTTTTCCTTTATGACACTCATCAACGATCAACAGATCCACATGTTCCAACCACTTATTTTCCTCAAATTTACTTTGTAAAATACCAAGATTGACTACAAACACGTTAGATGTTAAATCAGGTGTATGTTTTCCTGTCCATTTAGTTGGTTTAAAAGAAATACCATATGATAGGAAATCGTTGTATGTTTGAGTAACAAGACCAAGATCAGGTACAACAACTAGACATTTAAACGTGTTTTTATTAGGAGAATTTAAGTAATAATTTTCTACTAGAGTTGCAGTTGTAATAGTTTTACCTGCGCCTGTTCCCATTAAGCATATACCACGACCATACTTCAAAGCTAGTTTAACTGCATCTTCTTGATACTCTCTTAGGGTATTACCATCAGCTTTTAAATTGTTATGGAACTTTGAATCGTACTGTTTACCTAGATAATCTGATAATTCTTTCGTGATGCAAGATTCAGGTGCAATAATATTACACTCATGGAGGTATTTGTTTATCTCCCAAAATAACCCCATCTCACATTGTCCGGTGGGTGTGATATAGTACTTACGACTAGGCATGAATCTATTCTTTCTTTTCATGAAAGAATGACCTTCATACGGACAACTAAAATGTTCTCTTACCTGATTGAATAAATCGGTTTCGCATTGAAAAATAAGCTTGTTACCTTTAATATCAAATTTCATAATGTTTCAAGTTTATTGAGATCGATAATATTTTTTACTTCCCAGTGCATACTTGCAAGTATTTTTTCAACCTTTTCGAGATATTCAATAACGTTAGAAAGATCACGCTTTTGTTCTTTAATTGATGCCATTTCTTCTTGCTCATCAATAAGTGCAGTAACAGCTTTATCAGTAAGATGTACTGGTGCTTGCTCCTTTACTTTAACGGAAAGTTTTTTAGTTAACTTTTTTTCCTTTTCAATTAGATTTTGGAGATCACGTTTTGCTTCAATAAGTCTTGCTACCCAAAAATGTTTACGAGCTGGTAGTCTTAGTTGAGTTTCTTTAATATTAAAATCATTTAATGCAAGGTCCTGCTCAACCTCTTTTATATATTTACTTAATAGACTCATATCTAATTATAAATACTATTATCGAAATGTCAACTTTCAAAAATATTTTTTTATCCCTTATAGAAGAAGATAATGTAGCTGGAGGAGCTATTTCAGCTTTTGGGTCTGGGGTTGCAAAAGATGGTGGTATATATAATCCTGGAGATGGTAGAATTAATTCAAATGATTCTATCTATGCGCCAGGTGATGCTAGAGTGCCTAAAGCTTTGGGTGGAGTACAACGCAGGAGTGGTATAAGTAAAAAGAGACGCAAAAAGCGTAAAACTAAATGATAGACTTAGGGCACTGGACATGCGATATACATATACCTGAAACTCCATACGGGTTTGTTTATAAAATAACGAATCTAGTTGATGGTAAATGTTATATAGGTAAAAAGCAAATGGTAACGGTAAAGAAGATGCCACCTCTTAAAGGTAAGAAAAATAAGCGTCATAAAGAGGTGGAAACAGATTGGCGTACATATACAGGCTCTTCAAATGATTTAAATGCTGATATTAGTAAGCATAGTAAAGATAATTTTAAATTTCAAATAGTACGTTTTTGTACTAGCAAGTGGGAGTTATCATATTATGAAACTAAAGCTCAGTTTGAGGCTGATGTTCTTGTATCAGAAAAATATTACAATGGAATTATAAATTGTCGTATTGGAAAAGCGCCGAAGGGTCATATAATAGATAAATGATTCAGGTATATAAGAGGTGTGGTGTACATATTATCGATTTTTTATCTTTTATCGATAAACATTGCTGTAAAAAATACCTTAATACATTGAATATGTATGGGTTACAAAATGACATAACCAATAAAGATGTACAAAAACTTTTTTATCATTCAATGATAGAGAGTGTAATAGATTATTATTTAAAAATAAAGATATTAGACACTAAAGTTTTTTATGTAGATAAACTTAAGCTTGTAAGTTGCTGCCTTATTGGTGATAATGATGTTAAGTTATTTTTGAAATTTTTTATTAAGTTTATAAAGGATATCAAAAATAAACTTAATATCAATATTGTTAGTGATACACATTCGTTTAAAACCTATTATGAAATATTAGATACAGACGCATATCTTGTTGAAAACCTTAATAGTGCAATAAAGAGTAAAAATATTAAATCAGAAAAAGTATATATTTTTTTAGAAAGATGTGGATTAAAAAAGCTTTCAGAAATATATAAAGAAGATGTGAAGGTTAAATTCTGGTTGAAATAATAAATAATTTCATGTCGAAGTTTTTAAATCTGCTAGAAATGAATAAACCAACTGATGGATTTAAAGATCCTAACGATGCGGTTGTTAATTCTATTAAAAAATTATGTGATGCACTGAAAATACCATATGAGGTTGCAGCAGATGGTTTGTTAATTTTAAATAAACATGATCGTAAAGCTAATGAGGAAGAAGCGGAAGATTTTAGTGCAGATAGTGCAGCAAAAACAACCAGTGCATTAGGTGCTCTTCTTAGTATACCAGATCAAAATACTGGTTTTTTGGGTAGGAATAAAACAGCTAAAAAAATAAACGATGCTAAGCAAAAAATTGCTGATGGTATTTCATCATGGGCGGATAAATGGATTTCTAGTTTAAGATAAAAATATATGAAAAAAACACTTAAAATTTTTGAACAAGCATATTCTCTTCTAGAAGCAGCAATGCCTCCTGAACCAGCTGGTGAATTACCACCAGACGCTGCAGGTGGTGATCCAACAATGGCAACGGAACCACAAGCTCCTGAACAACAAGAAGTTTTAAAACTTACTTCTCAGGGTGAAGTGAATATGATTAAAAAACTTATAACATTATTACAAACTGTTGTAACATCTGAACCAGATGAGTCTACAAGATCAATGATTGTAAATTTTGATGTTGATTCTATTGATGAAAGTAATGCAAGAGACATGCTTAAAAAGTTTGAAACCTCTCTTGTATCAAATAAATCTGATTACGAAACAGCAGAAATTGATAACAAATATGGAATATAATTTAGCTAAACTATATAGTAACCTCCATGAGGAAGATAGATCCATAACAAAAAAAACTATCTCTCAAATTTATAAAGAAGACGTGAACGTTATTTTCCAACCAGAAGATGGTGAACCCACCACATACAAATTACCTGACGTATATGCAAAAGGGTTACTTAAGAAAATCAAAGTAGAAACAGGTACAGGTATAGATGAACCTATTAACAAAATATTTCAACAAGGTGGTTGGGGTAAAGAGCAGGACGCTCCTAAAGCAGTTCTTAAAGATCTAATTATAAATACCGACTATGAACAAAGTGCTGATTTAATTAACTATCTTGCTGAGAATAAACAAAAATTATTAACTCTTGGTAGTGTTGCTACAGGTGGTGTTGTTAATTTTGTTGATGCTATTATCAAAATATTACCTCAAGTTTTTAGAACTAATGGTTTAGATAGCTTTATTAAACAAGTACATTTAAATGTATCACCAGGTGCATCAACAGGTGTAGGTTTAGGTGAAGGTACATTTTCAATTTTTGGTACAGCAACAAAAGGTAAATCAGGAGATTTGCAGTGGGATGGTAGTGAAGTTGAAATTAAAACAAATGGTAGCTCTAATGCAGGAGCTGTTTTAGGTGGTGATGGGTTCATGAATAAAATTACAGGTAGATTGAATTATATCGGTGATTACACCCCATTAAGTGTATCAAATTTAAAAGCTCTTGAAAAAGATCTCACAGCTGCTAAGCAAGCTTTTGATAGTAAGAGCTCGGTAGCAAAAGCGACGTTCGATAAATTTAAATCAACATTCAATAAAAATAAATTATTTCAAAGCGAAAAACTCAATTCACTTGTTAAAAATATTAACATGGATGATTTTTTCACGAAAGGTATAACAAAAGATTTTACCTTTACTACTAAACCTACTAGTAATGCACAAACACCTTATCTTGCGTTAGTGAATCGTATTAAAAATGATATGGAAAAATCTACCAAAGTTGGTACAAATTTACCATCACAAATATCTAGTTTACTACCTGATGATAGCAATGTTGAACATTATGTGGAAGTGTTTAGTAATTTAAGAACATACGAAAATCCTAGTTTTAATATTAAGTCAATTTTGACTTCATTTTTCAAAACACACCCTCCTTTAGATTTTAACCCACGGGTTAATTACAAAAACTTTAGTAACTTAGTGGGGTCTATTGCTATTATGTGTTACAAACAACATTTAGGTTTTGATTACATAACAGCAGGCAATGATAAAAAATTCACAATGGTTGTGATTAATTGTAAAGATAATAGTTTAGATTCTATATACAACCAAGTATCAAATACACCTGAATTGGAGTTTGATATAAATATTGACGTATATGAAGGCGGGGCGTTTAAATCACAAACTGTTTTTGCAAAATCACCTCGTATAATTTTAAAATAACATGATAACATTTAAAGATTTTTTTCAACTCATTTCAGAAGGTGGTGCTGCTGGACATATGGCACACCCATTTGATATACCTACAATCAAAACAGGTTCGCAACTTATTAATGCATTCAACTCAATTTGGAAGAGTGTATCTAAAACACCAGCTTCAGTAAAGATCGATGGAGTTAACGTTTCATTCAAGGTAGTTGGTAATGAATTTGCTCTTGATCGTGGATCTATGAAACCGATCGACGTTGAAGGTATTACTGCAAGTCGTATTGGTGAACGCTTTCCAGAAGGACATGGGATGAGAGATGCAGCAGCTACAATGCTTTCATTCTTAAATGAAGCATTTCCAGATTGTTTACCTGAATTGAAATCACTAGGTTTACTTGAAGACCCTACTAGATTTATTAATTCTGAGTATGTAAGTGGTGGTAAGACAAACGTAATGCAATATGATAAAAACTTTTTAGCATTCCATGGTATTAATAAATTTGAACAAATTACACCAACAAGAAGACAATCTAGTGAAGTACCATACAGTAAATCAACATTGAATAGATTAGCTAAAAAAATTAAACCATATGCAGCTAAATATGGTTTTGATGTTGTTACTTCGGTACCCACTGAAGTAAAAGGTCAGCCTAATTTTACAGGTGTATTACAACAACCTTTCACCATACATTATGGTGAAAATAATACAGTAACAAAACCTCTTGGTGAATGGTTAAAACAAGCTAAAAACCCATTCGGATTTATGGTTAAAACCGCAGATGGTAAAAAGGTAGGAGCTTTATCCAAACAAATCTACATGTCGTTATTAAATGGTCAATCATTAGATACTCTTTTAATGGATGAACAAGATTATAAACCCGCTATTGATGGTGCAGCGTTTTATCACGCTACGAGAATGCTTGGTAATGAAGTTCTCAATAATCTCACATCTGAAATGGGTGATATTACAAATCACGAAGGTGTTGTAGTAAGAGATGTCTTTTCAAGACCAGTAAAAATTACTGGTGAGTTTATTGTAAGGGGACTAGAAAGTGCATTTAGAAAATGAAAACATTTCAACAATTTTTTATAGAACAAAATAGACCTCGTACAGTAGCTGTATATGCAGGTAGATTTCACCCTTTTCATATTGGACATGCTGGAGTGTTTAAACAATTATCAGAACGATTTGGACCTGAAAATGTATTCATTACAACAAGTGGTAAAGTAGAACCAGTAAAGAGTCCTTTTTCATTTGCTGATAAAACAATAATGATGGAAGCTGCTGGTATACCAAAAGATCATATTGTTGAAGAAGTTTCACCATATATGCCTAAGAATTTAGCGACAAAGTTAAATTTAGATCCAGATAGAGATTTCATTGTTTTTGGTATCGGTCGTAAAGATATGGCTGAAGATCCAAGATTCAGTTTCAAACCTCTTAAATCAGGTGCTCCGAGTTATTTTCAACCATACAGTAAAGGTGATTTCCAACCACTTGGTAAACATGGGTATATTTTTCCAGTTGATGATATTAATTTTAAAGTGAATGGAGAAAGTATGAAAGGTGCTACCCAAATACGTAAAAAATATATTGAAACTAACGATAAAGGTAGAACTGAAATTCTCAAGACACTTTATCCGAATGCAAGTGAAATGACAATCAACGGAATCAAGAATATTTTTGATTCAAAACTTAAATAACTATATGGATAAAAAGGATAAAATTTCTATTGCTGCTTTGTATGAAAATGCTATTTTTATAACAAGGGCATCTAATCTATCACCAGAAACCCATATGCCTGGTATGGCTAGTGATTCAGAAGGTCACAACGTAGATGAAAGTGATCCTAGTGAGATTCATATGGCAAAAGCTGATCTTAAAAAGCTTGCAGAATATTCTCAAAAGCTTTATGATATGGTCGATCAAGTAGATGGACTTGAAGGTTGGGTAGCTTCTAAAATCACTAAAGCATCTGATTATATCTCTTCTGTATATCATTGGTTGGAATACGAAAATCAAGACAAAGGATGCGGCTGCGAATAATATGATTAATTTCAAAAAATATTTTAACGAAAAAACGGTAATTGGTTTAATTGAAACCATTTATATGAATGATATTGGTGAAGTACAAGCTAAAGTTGATAGTGGTAACGGTGCTTTTAATGTGCTGCATGGAGATGGTGTAACCGTAAAAGACGACGTAGTTACATTCAACACGATTAATGGTAGAACTATTACCAAACAAATTGTAAATCACATTAAGATTAACGTTGGTGCTGGTAATTTTGAAGAGAGACCAGTTGTTGAGTTTAATATCAAAGTTGGAGATAAAGAATTTGATAATGTGAAATTCTCCATTGGTAATAGATCCAATAATGAATATCCTGTACTCATTGGTAAGGACTTTATTAGAGATGAATTAGATGCTCTAATAGATGTAGACGCTAAAAATATTTTCGATAATAATATCGAAGTAGACTATTGAGTTTTGAAAATTTTAATTTGCGGTCGTAGTGGGAGTGGTAAAAGTTTTTTTACCAAATATTTGAGAGAGCATATTGAGTTTTGTCACTTTAATGGTGATTTCATTAGAGAATTAACTCATAACACCGATTTTACTATTACTGGTCGAACTCGTCAAGCTTTTTGTATGAAGCTTTTAGCTGATAATTGTGGTGATAAAGTTGTTGTTTGCGACTTTATTTGTCCTACAAAAGAACTACGAAAAATATTTGCACCAGATATTATAGTGTATTGTACACATGCTGGATCAGGGAAGTATGTAGATACAGATTCTTTATTTCAGGAAGTTCAATCATCTGAAGCAACAAATGTTTTTCAGGTTGAAAGAGGTTATGAAGAAGAAATAGTAAAAGAAATATTAAAACTTTGTATTAACAATGGTAGTTTAGGTATCTCTGAGCAGCTTTAGCTGTATTGTTACCTTTGTTCTTCTGTTTAGATTTTAACGCTCTCGCTTTAGAACAAGTCATCTTACCTTTGGTCTGTCTCTTTAGTATACCTGGTCTAACAGGGTCGTGAACACTCTTCTTTTCGGTGATATTGAAGTATTCAGCAAATGTAATCATATCTTTATTTATCGTTCATTGAGATATAATATTCACGATACTTTTCACGTTCTTCTTTAAGAAGTTTGATTTGTTCGTTATAGTCGGTGTACATTATAAAGTCAAGACGATCTGTGTGTGGTAAATCTATTACATGTCCAAATTCATGCAATGCAGTAGAACGTAAATCATATCCAATACCCAAAATCTTTCTCCAACCACCAACATTCCATTTTTCTCTTGTATCAAATGATATTTCCCATGATGTTGGATTTTTTAATTGTCTACACTCTCCAATTCTGTTTGGGTGTGATATTTTGTTTATTTTTGTGTCAAACGCAAATCTAATTTGTAAATCACCAGTACCTTCTACAAATTTTACTAAACCTTTAAGGCATATATTCCATTCCTTTGCAGCTACTTGTATAGACTCTTTGATTTGTCGATGTGATAAATTCTTAGGCTTATCAATTGGTAAATAGTTCCAATATACAACATGTTCCATATTTTTAATATATTTAATATTGGAATTATAATTAGTACTCCAGGCCGGGATCGAACCGACAACCGCGGCCTAATCTGGGCCATACGAAAGGTATAAGCTTTCCGCGCTGCCAATTGAGCTACTGGAGTGTTATTAAATTTAACGTCTTTATTTTAAAGATCAACTATTAGTTTTTTAACTCTTCAAAATCGTTGTAAACATGCTGGTATGTTTGTCCAGCTTCTTCAGTTTGAGGTGTAAAATATTCTGATGTTATTGGTGTATTTTTAGCTTTTTCCTCTGCAGCATTAATTTGATCATTATAATCGTCAATTTGATCGCGATTAGGATTTCTTAAACTAGATAGTTCACTATCTAATTGATTGAGTAATGATGTATCACCATTACGTCTTGCTTCCATTTTCTGTCTCATTAATGACTGACGTTTTTTATTAAACTCAGGGTCCGCATGCAACTCATTCATTTTAGCTCTTAACGGTTGTGTTACTGGCCACATGATGTTTTGATGGAAAAACAAACTTAATGTTTGTAGTAGCTTTGATAATTTTTTATCACGATGTTCACCAGATGGTCCTATTCCATGTTTATTCATCGTATACAAAGATAGATAAGACACTTTATCAGCGAATTGTTTTAAAGTCATCGGTTTACCAGTTCTAGAGTCGGTGGTAATCGATTGCAAAAACTCTTCAATTGTATTGAAGTTTGGTTCTGCAAGTTCGTAACTCTCGTTAAAATAAAATTGTCTGAACGTTATCATCTATGTTATTTATTTGATGCAGGGGTTTTACGTGATTAACCTGTAACCACTTCTAATTAGTTTTTGTAAATATCAAGCAGGTTAAACTTGAGATTTGGTCCGTTGGTGAAGATTTCACCAGCAGATTTATTCAAGCTCATTGCAGTATCAGTACCAATAATATCACGTTCATGACTTGCAAGATTAGTAGCAAGATTGAATACATCGTACAGATTTTCATCTGTATAAACAAACTTCTGACGTTTTGCGCTAAAGCTATCAACCGAATGACCAGCGTTATGGAAGTCAGCAACGATGCTTGAATATTGAGGCATAAAACGTTCGCGTGTTTCTTTATTAAGTTGGTTTGCAATGCTATTTACTTCATATAGAGAGGCTCGAGCATTTCGCAGAGCATCAACACGAGGTTTAATACTACCAATCAAACTATCATTATTAGCGAATTTCAAAAATTGCTTACCAATATTCTTACTAACAGCTGCTACACGATATGCAAGTTGCTCACGAGTAGTCATACCATTTGTACAGATAAGACGCAAAAAGTAATTTGCAAATTGCTGACTTGCGTGACCAATAATAGACGTTACTCCGAACTTCCAAAGATCACCTAGACCGCAATTAATATCATCACCACCAACTGTATGCACTTCTACATTACACGTTTCGCTATTCCATTCGATACGTTGCAGGTTGTGATTAATATTTTC